TGCAGCAGTTGAGATGTTAGACAGCAAGTGGGCAGAGCAGGTAAAAGGCAGGGCTACTAGACTGAGTGACATAATGCGAACTGGGGAATTAAATGACTAGACAGTACACAGAAAATCAGGTAAAATTCCTAGATGTACTATTTGATGAAGCTGGTGGGGATGTAGCAACAGCTAAGAAACTAGCTGGCTATGCAGATGGTACATCTACTACAGTGGTAGTTAAGAGCCTCAAGGAAGAGATACTAGAAGCAACACAGCAGTACATGGCACGTAATGCCCCTAAAGCTGCTGTAGCGATGGCTGGTGCACTCCTAGACCCTACTGAGTTAGGACTAAGAGATAAGATGTCAGCAGCAAAGGAACTACTGGATCGTACTGGGCTGGTTAAAACTGAGAAGCTACAGGTAGAAGCAAGTGGTGGTGTGATGTTAATGCCACCTAAGAAACAAAGTGATGATGACGATTAATGAATAGGAGTTTAGGCAAATGGAAATTACCGCAACCAACAGATGTGAAGGAAGAAAATGAGTGGCTACCTGTACCACGTATTGCTAGAACAGTCCCATTTGGCTACGAAGTGGACCCCAATGACGAAGACCTACTACTACCAATACCTAAAGAACTCGATCATCTGGAAAAAGCTAAAGCGTATCTACGCCAGTATTCGTTGCGACAGGTAGCAGCATGGTTAAGCAAAAACACAGGAAGGTATATATCACATCTTGGACTACAGAAAAGAATAAAGCATGAGCGACAGCGTAAGGACAAAGCTAGAAGCCTCCGTCAATGGGCAGTCTATGCGGAAAAGGCGATCAAGAAAGCCAAAGAAATCGAAGAAAGTAGACTTGGTGCAAAGCGAGTCCACACCACAGAAAGTACAGTATGATACACATGCTATTGAACGCGAAGCCAATGTACTATTTAAACCGAATGCTGGGCCACAGACAGAGTTTTTAGCTGCACCAGAACGAGAAGTATTGTATGGTGGTAGTGCAGGTGGTGGTAAGAGTTATGCGATGTTAGCTGATCCACTACGGTTTATGGGTCATCCTGCATTTAGCGGATTGTTATTAAGACATACAACAGAAGAGTTACGTGAATTAATATCTAAGTCACAGGAACTATATCCTAAAGTCTGGCCGGGAATAAAATGGTCAGAAAGAAAGATGCAGTGGACCGCACCATCTGGTGCAAGACTTTGGATGTCATACTTAGATCGTGATGATGATGTCATGCGCTATCAGGGTCTGGCTTTTAGCTGGATAGGTTTTGACGAATTAACTCAGTGGCCTACACCTTATGCGTGGAACTACATGAGATCTCGTCTACGTTCCACTGCCCCTGATTTAGAAGTGTACATGAGGGCAACAACTAACCCCGGTGGACCGGGACATGGATGGGTTAAGAAGATGTTTATTGATCCAGCACCATACGATACAAGTTTTGCTGCAACAGATATAGAAACAGGAGAAGCGTTAAAGTATCCAGCAGGTCATAGTAAAGCAGGTAGACCACTATTTAAACGTAGGTTCATACCTGCTAGGTTATCAGATAACCCATACCTGTCAGATACAGGTGACTACGAAGCAATGCTACTGTCATTACCTGAACATCAGCGTAGGCAGTTGCTAGAGGGTGATTGGGATATTAAAGAAGGTGCAGCTTTCACAGAGTTTAACAGGTATGTACATGTTGTTGAACCATTTGATATACCGAGTAACTGGGTTAAGTTTAGGGCGTGTGACTATGGTTATGGTTCTTATAGTGGTGTTCTTTGGTTTGCTGTTACGCCAGATGAACAACTCATAGTATATAGAGAGTTATATGTATCAAAAGTATTAGCTACAGATTTAGCTGATATGGTACTTGACTTAGAAGCAGGAGATGGTAATATAAAGTATGGAGTACTAGATAGCTCTGTATGGCATAAACGAGGTGACACAGGACCATCACTTGCAGAACAGATGATAAATAAAGGCTGTAGGTGGAGGCCATCAGATAGAAGTAAAGGAAGTAGGGTATCAGGTAAGAACGAAATACACAGAAGACTACAGGTAGATGAGGACAGTGAAGAACCTAGACTAGTATTCTTTTCTAACTGTACAGAACTAATTTCACAATTACCTGCATTGCCTATTGACAAACGTAACCCAGAAGATATAGATACACATGCAGAAGATCACTTATATGACGCACTACGATATGGGGTTATGTCAAGACCTAAGTTTAATTTATTTGATTACGATCCTAGTAGAAGACCATCAAGCACCATGCCAGTAGCAGATGCTGTATTTGGATATTAAGGAAAAAAAATAATGGCAGATGATTTTACAATAGAACAAGACGCTATACATCTAGAGGACGCAGATGAGTCTAGAGATGAAGAAATAGCAAACCTAGTACCTTTTATAGTTGACAGATACAAAAGAGCAGAAGACTATAGGTATCAGGATGAAGAACGTTGGATAAAGTCTTACAGAAACTACAGGGGTTTGTACGGCACAGACGTACAGTTTTCAGAAGCAGAACGCTCTCGTGTATTTATTAAGGTAACTAAAACTAAAACTCTTGCTGCATATGGACAGATAGTAGATGTTCTATTTGCAAATAATAAATTTCCATTGACAATTGACCCAACACAACTACCTGATGGTGTAGCAGGTGATGTACACTTTGATCCAAAGGAACCACCTGAAGTAAGAGATATGATGGATAGTCCATATGGCTTTGCTGGTGACGGTAAAGACCTACAACCGGGTGACACTCAAAATACCCTAAATGAAAGATTGGGTGAATATGCAAATAAACTAGGAGAGATAGAGGGTGTTAGAGAAGGTGTTGGTAAAACAGGTACGGCAATTACGTTTAGCCCTGCTCTTGTGGCAGCGAAAAGGATGCAGAAAAAGATACACGATCAGTTAGAAGAGTCAGGTGCTAGTAAACATCTAAGAAGTACAGCATTTGAAATGGCATTGTTTGGTACTGGTGTTATGAAAGGACCATTTGCTATTGATAAAGAGTATCCTAACTGGGATGATGAGGGTGAGTACAATCCACTTATTAAAACTGTACCACAAGTATCGCATGTATCAGTGTGGAACTTCTACCCAGATCCAGATGCTAACAACATGGATGAGGCACAGTATGTAATAGAACGACACAAGATGTCACGTTCACAGCTACGTGCACTTAAGAAACGCCCATACTTTAGAGACAGTGTAATTGAGGAAGTGATCACAAGAGGTGAGAACTACGAAAAGCTGTACTGGGAAGATGATCTATCTGACTATGCACCACAGCATGACATTGACCGCTTTGAGGTTATGGAGTATTGGGGTACAGTAGATATTGAACTATTAGAAGAACAAGAGATTACAATACCAAAAGATCTACAGGAACTAGATGAGCTACAGGCAAACATCTGGATATGTAATGGTAGACTATTACGTGTAGTACTTAATCCATTTAAACCTGCTCGTATACCTTACATGGCAGCACCATATGAACTTAACCCATATAGTTTCTTTGGTGTAGGTATTGCAGAGAACATGGATGACACACAAACTTTGATGAATGGTTTTATGCGTATGGCAGTTGACAATGCTGTACTGTCAGGTAACTTACTTATTGAGGTAGATGAAACTAACCTAGTGCCGGGTCAGGACTTGACAGTGTATCCCGGCAAGGTGTTTAGAAGACAGGGTGGTGCACCCGGACAGGCACTGTTTGGTACAAAGTATCCAAATGTATCTAGTGAGAACATGATGATGTTTGACAAAGCTAGACAGCTATCGGATGAGAGTACAGGTTTCCCATCTTTTGCTCATGGTCAGACAGGCGTAGCTGGTGTGGGTAGAACTGCATCAGGTATATCTATGTTGATGGGTGCAGCAGCAGGTGGTATTAAGACAGTGATTAAGAATGTAGATGACTATCTACTCAGACCATTAGGAGAAGGACTGTTTCAGTTTAATATGCAGTTTGATTTTGACCCTGACATCAAAGGTGATCTAGAAGTATCTGCACGTGGAACAGAAAGTTTGATGGCTAATGAAGTACGTAGCCAGAGGTTGATGCAATTTTTAGGTGTTACATCCAATCCAGCACTTGCACCTTTTGCAAAATTCAACTATATTATACGTGAGATTGCAAAATCTTTAGACCTTGATCCAGATAAGGTTACTAATAATATGGATGAAGCAGCAATACAGGCTGAGATTATGAAAGGTCTACAGCCAGAACAGCCACCAGCAGGTGCACAACAACCACCAGCAGGAGCTAATCCAATGGATACATCAGGAGCAGGAGGAGGAACAATTGGAACAGGACAAGCACCAGTACCCGGAGAACAAGGGTTTAGTGGGCCACCGCAAGGAGCTACTCAGCAAGCTCAAGCCCCTAGTCAGCAACAACCGCCAGTGGGTACTATTCAGTAGCTATCTGGACTCTATGATTGAAAGTGAAAGAAAAACATTAGAACAATCGATTGACATGGTTACAATGCACAGAGCGCAAGGAGCAATCAGTGCGTACCAAAAGATTAAACAACTAAGGGAACACGTAAATGGCTGATATATTAAGAAGAACAGTAGGAACTGGATCAGAAATACTTGATAGATCATCGAGGCCAACTCGACAAGCACCTAAAGTTTCTAGGTCTAATGGTAAAACAAAACTAAGAGGAGGTGCTAATATTGAAGGACGTATTTCACCTAGAAAAGTTATAACACAAGATAGTAAAGGTAATCAGGTACAAAAAGAAGTAGATGTTAAAACTGCTAATGCATTATTAGATATTGGTGCTATAGTTTCTTTAGGAAATGGTTTTTTTCTAGATGCAGATTTAGCACTAAGTGCTGACGGTGTTAACGTAGAAGATTATAAGTTTGGTGAAGGTCGTATAGATAGATTAGGTTTAGGTATAGGTAAAAAATTTGACGATGGACAAATTGGTGTAAAAGGCACATATAACCCAGAATCAAGAGATGCTACAGTAGGATTGGGTGGATCTTTTAAATTTAATAAAGGTGGAGAAGTACAAATGCAAAAACAAATGGAAATGTTTCAGGACGGTGGTTTAAATGATCAGGGTGGATCTAAAGATCCTGTGTCTGGTAATGATGTACCTTCAGGTTCACTTAAAGAAGAGGTACGTGATGACATAGATGCAAAGCTAAGTCCGGGTGAGTTTGTATTTCCTGCTGATGTTGTACGATTTATAGGTTTAGAAAAACTAATGCTCATGCGTGATAAGGCTAAGAGAGGTCTAGCTCGTATGGAAGAGATGGGGCAGATGGGTAACTCTGAAGAAGCTACCATAGATGATGATGTACCATTTGGTATGGAAGATTTAATTATTGTAGCAGGATCACCTGACAATGAGATGAGCAAAGGTGGTGTACCTAGTTATAGTAGAGGTGGACAACTATTGGGTTTAGATGGTTATGTAGCACCTACTACGTATTATAATCCAGCTACAGGACAGGAGATGATCTCTACTAAAATAGGTGGTAAGTTTTTTCCACCATTACCTAAAGGGTTTGTAGAAAAACCTAAGAAGGCTGAAGCAAAACCTAGAGATGTTAAATCAGAAACTGCTAAAGTAGATACTGAACTAGGTAGTGGTGAAGTGGATGGTGGACCAGATAAAGGTGATAAAAGTTTTGGAGAACTATCACCCGATGAACAAATATCTTATGGACAAGATTTAATGGGACCATTTGGAGGTGCTATAAGTGTTGCTAATAAAGCAATAGGTTATGGAGCAGATTTTGCGTTAGGCCCAAGTCTAGGTGGGAAAATTGGTGCGTATGGTTTAGGAGCTTTGACAGATACACAAATAGATACTAGTTTAGGTATTGCAGCTCAAATTGAAAAAGAAGAAAATAGGGCTATAGATTTAGCACTTTCAGATATTAGTGCCGTATCTCCTAGTGTTGCTAATAAAGCACGTAAAGATTATGAAGCTGCACAAAAAACAAAAACAGCTTCTTATGCTGTATCACAACAATTAGGAGTAGCACAAGACTTAGTAGAACAACATCAAGATGATGTAAGCAGAGGTAATGCACCTCCCGGTTCAGTTCCTAATTCATTTGGTGGGTATAGTACCACTACAGGACCACAACAACATAGTACTAATAGTAATAATGAAGTTGTAAGTAATAAAGAACATAAAGAAGAAATGTCTCGTCAAAAAGAAGCAAAAGAAAAAGCAGCAAAAGCTAAAGATTTTAAAGATTTTATGTCCGACTATGAAAAAGCTAAAGCAAGTGGACCTGATCCAGATATGGCAGATAAAGGTGGTGTAGAAGCAGTAGGTGGTAAAGAAGGAACGCAAAGTGACGATACAGGACCAGATGATGACGGTACAGGTGCAGGATCAGAAACAGGTGTTATGAATATAGGAGGATTAGCATCTAAACCTAAAAAGAAAAAACAAAAGAAGATGAAGCGTGGTGGTTTAGCTTCAAGATAATAAACCACATGTGTTGGCTACCTATGCCCCTAATAAGGCTACCATAGCCCCAACGAAAGGAAATATAATATGTCAGACGTAACACAAGTAGAAGTAGAACCAAGTAAAGTAGCATTTGTATCTAGACCTTACAGTAAGGATGAGAAACTTAAGAAGGACGAAGAAGAACTAGAACAGCTACTAGAAGAACAAAAACAGGATGCCTCAACAGAAGAAGTAGAAGAAGAACCTACTACTGCTGAAGAAAAAACATTTAAGAAAAGATATTCAGATCTACGTAGGCATCAACAGAAACAGACAGAAGAACTAAAGACTGAGATAAATGCACTTAAGAGCCAGTTAGAACAGTCAACTAAGAAACAGATTAAACTTCCTAAGTCTGACGAGGATATAGAAACATGGGCCAAAGAGTATCCTGATGTAGCTGCTATAGTAGAAACAATAGCTATGAAGAAAGCAGCAGAACAATCAGCTAGTCTAGAGCAACGTGTTAAAGCATTAGATGATATGCAACAGGACGTAAGCAAACAACGTGCAGAGACAGAGTTGTTACAAATGCATCCAGACTTTGATGATATACGTAACGATGATGACTTTCATACATGGGCAGAAGAACAGCCTAAGTGGATACAGGACGCTCTGTATGAAAATGATAATGATGCACGATCTGCTGCTAGAGCAATTGATTTGTACAAGGCAGATAGAAGTATTACAACTAAGAAAACTAATAATAGAGATGCAGCTAAGTCTGTATCTACAAAAGGAAAACGTAACAAACCTGTAGAAAATGAGTCTAGTTCTTTTCTAAGAGAGTCTGAAGTACAGCGTATGACCGCAAAGGAATACGAAAGTAGATCAGATGAAATCATGGAAGCTATTAGACAAAACAAGTTTGTATACGATTTATCTGGATCAGCACGTTAATTAGTGTTGACAAACAGTAGATTGTGTATATAACTATACATAGTCGCAAGATATAGTTAGCCCTTGAATAAGACTACCTAACTATATTACACTATACTTCTAAGACAACCCGATGATGAAGAGCCTATGTGTAGTTGGCCTTACATATACAACCTCTTAGTTCACGGCCCTTAAGGTAGATAAAAAAT